TACTTGAATCAGCAGGGTTCTTTACACTCTTGGAGGCGGTGGAAGTGTTCACCGAAGAAAAGACTAATAATGTGGCGCACGCATGGAAACAGCTTGATGCCGCAGTTGCAAAGGCAAGAGTGGGTGGTTGATGGCGAATAAGCCACGGCAAACGGGGGAATATCGCTCACCTTGACTATAGGTGATGCCTCCGAGGTAGTGTAATAGTGATAGCTGTGTGTATGTGTAGGCCTCCTGTGTAGTAGCGGGAGGCTTACTTTATAGAAAACATATAGAAATAGTATATATTTAAAATATATAATCATGCTATAGAATGATACATTAACCGCTGCGCAGGCGGTTATTTTTATTGCAGGGCAACACTGGCGGCCAACTGCCGTTTAGCATCTGCGGCCCACTAGGGCCCGATATAGGCAATCTTAAACAGCTAGGGTATGCAGCCCGAAAAGCGGTAATTCCTGCCGCCTGCTGTTTGTTTTATTTAGGGAAAATAAATAACACGAATGGAAGGTGTTTATTATGAGAGAGATTCAATTAACACAGGGGAAAGTGGCTATTGTTGACGATGTTGATTATGAATATTTAAACCAATGGAAGTGGTATGCGCATAAGAAGGGCAATGTGTTTTATGCCGCAAGGCGTATAAAAAAAGAAGAAGGGATGCCTGACGATAAGATATATATACATCAATTTCTTTTAGGCAAGAAAGCAGGCTTTGTGACAGATCATATAAACGGCAATGGGCTAGATAACAGGCATGACAATATTAGGCAGGTTACAATAAGAGAGAATTTACAAAACTTACATCATGTTAACAAAACATCAAAATATCCAGGTGTTTATTGGCAAAAAGCAGCCGGTAAGTGGCATTCAAAAGTAAGGGTTAATGGAGAACGTAAATATTTAGGACTGTTTATAAACGAGATAGATGCGTTTGATGCTTATAGGAAAGCCGTTAAAGAAATAACAGGGAAAGAAATATTAGAATGCTATAGGTAGGAGCGTACCAGGCTGATAGTTAAAGGCCGCTAGCGTGGATGCTGTGCGGCTGTGAGCGATAAGATGCAGAGTTATGGCCAGTGTTACTTAGGGTGATGCTGGCGATGACTTATTATAGAAGATGAGGTGATAATTGTGAGTCAAGCTAAAGGGCTGACATTGGAAATAGATAGCCGCGGCAATATGCCAACTGGATATACACCTTACAGATATAGTTTTAGTGAGCAGACTTATTTTATTTGTAAATGGTATGTATATCCATTCTATAAGGCAGTGGAAAAGGCAAAGAATTGCAGGGCAGGTTTTTATGCCTGGCTGAATAGCAGAGGAATAATGAATACGCCTGATGGCTGTATTATGAAGCTGTCAGATATCATAAGATGAGGTGATATGTTATGACACGGCCAAAGCAATATACAACTGTGGACGAGTTAGAATCGATTATAGATGAATACTTTGCCGAGTGCCAGGAGTTAGGCAGGCCGCTGACAATCAGTGGACTTGCTGTGGCATTGGGCATGGATAGAGATTCAGTATTGAACTATGGCAAGAAGGAAGGATATGAAGCTTTCTTCGGCACAGTAAAAAAGGCTAAGTCTTATATCCTTGCTAGGCAGGAAGAATCACTCGTTTGTGGCAAGAACAATCCTGCCGGTTTGATATTCAGCATGAAGAACAATTACAACTGGGCTGACAAGCATGAGATAGAACATACTGGTGACATCCGCATAACTCTGGATGATGACTTGGATGACTTAGCTGAGTAGTCATATCTTACACACAAGCACTGTGTAATATAAACAATGTAGCAGTACCAAGGCTTGCAGGGTTTCATGCTAACAGCAGCAAGTAGGCATACTACATGTAGTGGTAGTGGTTGACTGTTCGCTGCCTTGCCTGTGCCTTGCCTGCCTGTTGGCTGATGCCTGGCTGCCTTGCTGTTAGCTGACTGTTGACTGGCTGCTGATTGTTGGCTGCCTGTCCTGCCTGCATGCACCGTCCAGTCATGCTGGTGGTTAGGTTAGGCAAAGGGCACCCCCCTATAGGTGCAAGGGGCGGGGGGGTGCTAGTATATATATAGCTGTGTATGGAAAATTTTCAACAAAAAAGGCTTTCTGGTTGCAACGCCTGCATCAACATGAGGGATAAGCCTATACTCCTTCATGTTTCCTTTATGCAGGCTTTATCTTTCCCCTCCCTCCTGGCAGGTGTGACTCCCTCATGCCTGCCTCCCTTTATGGGAGTGGGGAAATGCAGTTCAAGTAACCTATATATAAACGAATTACATCAGCAAATGCCATTTCTCTTAGAGCCTCTAAGTGGGAGTGGCATTTTCGGCGTACTACTTAAAACAGTATAGATTTGAGCATGGATAGACAGGATTAGCTACCTTGTCGAAACCGCACCCTTGCCGTTCCATGCTCTTTAATTTTATGCGAGGGTAGCAAGGATAATAAAATGGACAAGGAATTATTAGCCTATTTAGGCGGTAGTAAAAATGCTGTATTAACTCCGTTTTTAACAGTACGGGAAATAACACCATCAGGGATGCACCATATAATACAATACCTTCCTGATGTAAAAGAACCTATCTATGACTTTTGGTTTAACCCTAACCGCAAGCCCGGTAGTAAACCCAAGCATATCGGCGGGCAGAAGCCTTATGTAAAGTTGTTTTTGCAGGAGATTGACGCTTTAAGGAAAGACGGCTTGACAGATGAAATAGCTGGCAGCCTATTGCGATTGGTTAAGTATATTACTTGGTCAACAGGTGTATTGAAGAACAAGAGAAGCAAGAATCCTTTTAAGTTTGACGATATGGTGGTGGTACTTGGTTTAAGCCGCAGCCATACCATTAAAAGGATAAAGCAATTCAGGGATCTAGATATACTGTGGCATACGAGTGATGGTTATGTAATATCCCCCAAGCTGATAAAGAAGGGGGGTGCATAGCGTGAAAGAGTCAACCTTTACAACCAAAGAAGATGGTACGACAAAAGAAGAAATTAAAGTAGAAATGAGATTACATGCCTCTGGAATTCTTGAAATAATAGAGGAAGATGGAGAAGAAAAATATCCTGATTGGGTATATGACTTTGTTAAAAAAGCTAGTTATGACAGATACATGAAATCTCTAGAGTGGAAAGAGAAAAGAAAACAAGCAATAGAAAAAGCAGATAACAAATGTCAATTATGCAATAATGATCGTTTTCTACACGTTCACCATAGAACATATGAAAGATTCGGGAATGAAGAAATAGGTGATTTAACAGTTTTATGCGGGTATTGCCATGCAAAGCATCATAATAAGGTTTGATGCTTCAAGGGTACAGGTTGGCACAAAGAAAAATAACCCCTCTCGGGGTTACAGATTCAATGTAACATACACTTTATCCAGCTTATCCTGCGTAATGCCAATGTACCGCAGCGTCTCCTTAGCGCTGCCGTGGTTCATCATTGCCTGTATCGTCTCAATCGGTACGCCAGAGTTATACGCATGATACCCAAATGTCTTTCGCAGCGTATGCGTCCCTACATTCTCCATGATGCCCACATCTTTAGCAGCATCATTCAGCAGCGTCCAGGCATGTTGCCTGGTGATAGCCTCGCCGCCTTTCTTGCTGGCGAATAGTGGCTGGCGGCGCTGTGTTGCGTCCAGGGTGGTACAGTCAGGCATCGTCATAAGGTGCAGGCGGATTGCCTCTATAGAGGAATCGCCCAGAGGGAAGTCCTTTAGTTTGCCTGCCTTAGCCTTGCTGCTGTCAGTAGCCTTACGAGCGGACTTCTTCTCTCGCAGGACAATACGCGGCTTGACATGCCCGCTGGTGTCCAGCACGTCGCTCACTTTGAGGCTGAGCAAGTCGGAGATACGCAGGCCTGAGTTGATGCCGAGCGTGAATAGCAGGTGGTTGCGTGTGCCGTATGGCCCTGCGAGAAGGTGGCGCTTCATAGCGGCTATTTTAGCGGTGTCTCTAATCGGTTGAACGAGTTCCAATTAAGCCACTCCCCTTTTTTGAGATTAATTACTGTTGTTTTGGGTAGATTATTGTTTTTCTTGCGGTTTAGTAAATAGCGGTATTGTTCTTCTGTGAATGGTGAACTCTCATGAAAGTATATGAATTGTTTCTTCATATTTATAGCACTTCCTTTACTGCTTGCCAGAGTATATCTTCACGAAATGAACTGGTTTTCATGCACTCTTCCATAAAGTTGAGCATGTGCCGCCCTCCGGCAAATAAGAGTAGTTCAATCATCTGCCCGATGGACAAAAGGGGGGCCATAAGGTGTTCCTCGTTATGGAATGAATATCCATATATTGTTT